TTCAGGTACTACATATGAATTAACTTACTTCTTATATGGAACTACTTGATAACAATGGCAATATATTTGGCATACCTGGAGTTACAGTAATAGGTATAGACGGTAAACCTAAAACACTAACAACAGGGGGACCTCCATCTGGCCCTGCAGGTGGGGATCTATCAGGTACTTATCCCAATCCAGTTGTAGTATGGACTAATGGTTCTTCAACTTACGCATTACTCTTTTATCCTTTATCATCAAATCCTGCTGGATATATAGATATAACTGCACTAGCTCCTTATTTAACTTCTGCAACTGCAGCTGCTACGTATGTGCCAATTGCAGGTGGGTCAATGACTGGGTACCTTACATTAAATGCTGACCCTACTACAGCTTTACACGCAGCAACAAAGCAATATGTAGATAACTTATCAGGAGGCATTAACTTCCATGCTCCTTGTCACGTTGCTACCACAGGAAACCTGTCAGCAACATATCTGAATGGTGTATCAGGAGTTGGTGCTACATTGACTTCTACTATAAACATAGCATTAGTAATAGATACTCATACTTTATCAGTTGGAGATAGAGTGCTAGTGTGGCAGCAAACAGCAGGTCTTGAGAATGGTATTTACTCAGTAACAGATGCGGGATCAGCATCTACTCCTTGGATATTAACTAGAGCTACAGATGCAGATAACTCTCCTACAGGTGAATTACAGAATGGTGACTTTACTTTTATACAAGTAGGGGCAACTTATGGAGGATATGGTTTTATCCTAAATACTACAGGAGCAATTACTGTAGGTGTAACAGCTATCAACTATGTTCAGTTTAATGCTGCCCAAGTTGTAGCAGCAGGATATGGGCTTCAGGAACTTACTCCTAATGTTCTTTCTGTAGATACGTCTTTGATAGCTACAGTAGCAAGTTTAGCGTCATATCTTACAACAGCATCTGCCGCAGCTACTTATTACCCACTTACTAACCCTGCAGGATATATTGATATTTCAGCTCTTGCTGGATATCTTACTGCAGCTACAGCAGCAGCTACTTATTATCCTTTAACAAACCCTTCAGGATACATTACATCTGCAGCATTAGCCCCATATCTGACTTCTGCTTTAGCAGCTTCTACTTATGTACCACTAACTAGAAACATTACTATTAATGGTACTACACAAGATTTATCTGCTAATAGAACTTGGACTGTTACAGCACCAGACCCAGCAGGATGGACAACAATCGTAAAGAGTGCAAACCAAGATGTGACGAATAACGCTACTTTTCAAGACGATACAGAACTCCAATTCTCTGTTGTGGCAGGAGGTCACTATATGATTGAAATGAATGTATGTTGGTCAGGAAACAACGCAACGGGTGACTACAAAATGGCTATTGCTGTGAGTGCAGGAACGATGAAAGGTTATGGGTTATCACTTGCATCCGATACAACGGCAATGAAAACGCTTTCAACGGTTGCTGGTGGTAGCATATCAACTCAGACAACGTATAACCTTGTGGCTACAGATATAGATTTTTTAATGACTTCCAAGATCTATTTCAATTTTATAGCATCAGCAAATGCAACTTGTAAATATCAGTTTGCAAACGTTACAGCAGGAGCAGGGCGTACATCACGCACTTGGAAAGGTTCAATAATGAGATATAAAAGAATAGATTAATCAACTTTTTTTTGTATATTAAGTATATATACGTATTTTTTATAATTAATAGACAATGAAAGCAACTCTTATTAAAGTATACGGATCATTAATACTACCAGTGATTGTATTCTTTGCTCCAATATATGTAATGGTATTTCTAGTGGGTCTAGCTACTTTAGTTGATACAGCATTTGGTATTTGGAAAGCTAAGTCATTAGGTGAAGTTTGTGATTCTAAAAAGTGCCGCAAGGGACTAGTACCAAAGATAAGATCATATGTTGGAATAGTGCTGCTTCTATTTGTTGCTGATTACTATATAGTAAATGAACTTACTAAGCTTTTTATTGATATTGATTTTGTATCCACAAAACTTGTATCTTTAGGGCTCATAGTTATTGAAGTTAAGTCAATGGATGAGTCATTTGAGAAAGTAAAAGGATACTCATTCATAGGTAAGCTTTACGATAACTTGAGAAATATCAAGAAAGTAAAAGATGACATGCAACCATGAAGCTTAATTGGGAAAAAGTAATAATAGCAATAATCTCCTGGATCATAGGTACAGCAATCTTAATTGTGTTGCTTAACTCTTGTTCTATTGAGCACCACTTATCTAAGGCACAGAAGCATATTGATATAGCCAAAAGAAAAGGTGCAGTAATCAAACCTGATACTGTATGGCAGTATAGCTATACAAAAGAAGTTGTATTTGATACAGTAACAAATACCTATAAAGAGATCTTAAAGAAAGATAGTAGCTTTCAAACTATTAATAATGTGATAGCTCCAGGAATGTCGCGTCAAGAAAGATTAGCATTGGAAGATTATTACAAACATCTTGAAAAAATGATGAAGCTTCAGAATGATTCTTTAGGTAAACAGCTTAAAGCATATATAAAAGCAAATCGTCAAGAAAATAAAACAGAAAGAGTTATTACACGCATAGAGAATCGTCAACCATGGGTATGGGTTATTTTAGCATCTATTATATGCGTTATATTAATATTAATTAGAAGTATATTGAAGCATTATGGCTTATGAATTTTTAAAATTAGAAAGGGCTCCCAGAATCCTTGTTGAAGCAGTAAAGATGATGGGTACAAAAGAGATTGTTGGTAAAGAGCATAATCCTGAAATTTTAAGATGGGCTCAAGTACTTGGTCTTCAAAAATTTTATAATGCAGATGAGATTCCATGGTGTGGTCTTGCAATGGCATATGCTGCTAAAATGGCTAACCTTGAATATCCATCACAACCATTATGGGCACTGAACTGGGCAAATTTTGGTACGCAAGTAACAGAACCTATGCTTGGCGATATTCTTACTTTTAAAAGAGATGGTGGTGGTCATGTAGGTATTTACGTAGGTGAAGATGATGAATGTTATCACGTATTAGGAGGCAATCAGAGTAACGCGATGAATGTTACTCGCATACTTAAATCAAGATTGCATAAAGCAAGAAGAACAAAATGGAAAGTAGCTCAGCCTGTTAACGTAAGAAAAATACAACTTACAGCAAAGGGTAAAATAAGTACAAATGAAGCTTAAGATTATGAAATTTAGAAATAACTGGACAGTACGTAATAAACAATGGGATAAATTTGAATTACGTTTTAGATTAGGAAAGATAGATGTATTTGCTATTGAAGTAGATATATCACGTTCATTCTACATGCTTACATTGTTAAACTTTAGTATTAAAAACAGATAATATGAAATCAACTAAAAAAACAATAACTACTACAGGTAACAAACGACTCTATCAAATGGGTCCTATTGATGCTACAAAGCTTATTGCTTATCCTACCTCTTCTATTTGCATGCTCGAGGGTAATGCATCCCTTATGAAAAAGAAAGGCAAAAATAAATAACCAACAACACATGTTAGCACAAAGGCTCCTTATATAGGGGCCTTTTTTATTTAAACATATATTAGTTAACTATTTTTTATTATATTTGTATATACTAAATAATATATATTATGTCAGAAGCAGAAAACCAACAAGAACTGACAGCAGAACAAATCGCTGAGTACAGAAAGACATCTATGGCTTTTTACAAGGATCGTATATCCTTTATGAAAGTACAGTTGGAGTACGAGCGCTTATCTGCTGAAATTGATGAAGCTAAGCTAAAAGGATTAATGGCTAGGCTTAAAATGGCACATATAACTGCGCCACCACAAGAAGAAGCTGAAGAAGAGTCTGAAAAATCTGAGTAAAAATGGCAAAAGCAAATTTGGTTCAAAAGCGAATCAGAATGAGCAAAAGAGATATTATTAAGTATCAGCTTATGTCTCATTCTTTTATTAACTCTATATCATATAGTGATGCTGAATTAAATTGCTTGACTCTATTAGGTGTATGTGGAGAAACTGATCTATCAGAATTCTGTAATTACACTGTTGACGAAAATATCTTTAAGGTGTCTCAAACCGCACGTAACTTTCTTACAAAAGCAGAAAAAATGAATCTGATTGACAAGAATGGTACTAGTAAAAAGAAGGTAAAACTTAAGGATGATCTTCAGATACAAACATCAGGCAACATAGTACTGGATTACAAAATTGTTTATCTTGATACCCAAGAGTCATAAGATATTTATAGAACCTACAGCAGAAGAAACTGGTTTCAATAAGATTCTTGTTACAGATGTTGTAGGTTTCTATTATAGCGAATTAAGACGATTACTAAGTGAGATTGATTCTATATCTATTAAAATAGATAAATTAGGTACATTTAAAGTAAAACCAAAAGAAGTAAGACGCTTACGCGCGAGATTGTCTACTCACTTAAATGCACTTAAGGACCCTGAGACATTTAATCAAATGCGTATTAAAAAAGATCTGGAAGATAGGTTGAAAAATATTGAGCGCATTAGTAAAATGATTAAAGAAGAAAGTGAACGTAAGAAACAAATAAAACAAAAACGTAATGAACAGGATCAAGGAAATCTGGAAAAACAGGAAACTGATATTTGAAGGAGTCTGGAATACTATCTTTAGAAAGCGCTATATTGAAAAAATAGCAAACGAAAGATTAGCTATCTGTTTTGATTGCGAAGGTTTAGATGAAGAAGGATTAGATTGTGCAGTTGCTGGCACACAGCCCTGTTGTAAAGCATGTGGTTGTTCACTAGCCTATAAAACAAGATCATTATCTTCATCATGTCCATATGAGCATTGGGTAGCAGTAGAAAAAGATGATGAAGAATATGAAGATGAAAATTAATTATTATGTGGGCAACATACGAATATAACGAAGATAATGAGGACAATGCATATCACATTGTTCCTTTAGATGATGATAACATGCATATATTAAGTAGAGCATGTGACTGTAGACCTCAAGCCAGCGCAGTAGATGAAATCTCTACATTGATAATTCATAACTCCTTTGACGGTAGAGAAGCATATGAAGAAGCAATGGCTATTATTAACCCTCCAGAAGATTAACATATGGCAATTCAATTCACAGCATCAGATCACAAATACCAAAGCATAGACCAAAACGAAAATATAGAATGGATAAGCGTAACAAGCTTAATCAGCTTACTTAAAAAACCATTTGATAAAGAAGCAACAGCTCTTAAAGCTTCTAAAAATAAACGATCAAAGTGGTTTGGTCTTACACCAGAAGAGATAATATCTATATGGGATAAAAGTAATACAGTAGCTATAGATTTAGGTACTTGGTATCATAACCAAAGAGAAGAAGATATAGTATCATGTGATACTATCGGTAGATCAGGAAAAAATATAACTATTGTTAGACCTATTGAACAAGATGGAGTAAAACTTGCTCCAGATCAAAATCTTGTAGAAGGAATTTACCCTGAACATATGGTATATTTAAAGTCTGCAGGCATCTGTGGTCAAGCAGATAGAGTGGAGGTAATTGGTGATACTATCGATCTTTATGACTACAAAACCAACAAAGAGATAAAGCTTAATGCATATACTAACTGGGAGGGTGTAACAGAAAAAATGCTATTGCCAATTAACCATTTAGATGATTGCAACTATACTCATTACTCCTTACAGCTGTCTATTTATATGTATATCATGCTTAAGCATAATCCTAATCTAAAACCAGGTAAGATTGTATTAGAGCATATTATTTTTAAAAAAGAAGGTGAAGATAAATATGGTAATCCTATTTACGCAAAAGATCAAGATGGTAATTTTGTTGTGGATAAGATAGTTCCTTATAACTTACCTTATCTAAAAAAAGAAGTGATAAATATTATAAAGCATATCCAGAATAACCCAGATTTTAAAAAGACAAAGAAATGACAATAAAACTGTTTGATCTAGAAAATGGAGTTATCAAAGCAACAGAGCACTGTTATACAATTAACTGGCTGCATGATATAATGGTTAACTATCCTGACAATCACCTTAAGATATATGCTTATATCTTTTATATGACATGTCCTAACCCAGAACTTAATCCATTCTTTAACATGCCTGAAGATGATAAAGAGGATTTAATTGTAGAGTCAATTGGTCTGGATGTATCAACAGATGATCAGCTAATTGTAAAAGCAATTGAAAAATGTACTATATTGTATACAACACCTACATTACGTGCATATAATGGTATTGCAAAGATGTTGGATAACTTAAGTTACTATATGGAGACAGCAAATATCACAGCTGGTAGAGATGGAAATATTAACTCTCTTATTGCTGCAGCCAAAAACTTTCAGGCAATTAGAGAATCATTCAAAGGTGTTCTTAAAGATCTTGAAGCAGAACAGAGTAAAACATCAGTACGTGGAGGTCAAAATCTAGGATATGATCAGCTATAATGATCCAGAATATGTAATTCCTACATGGAATAATGGTGTATGGGAAACATCTTCTTTTGATACAAGAGAAGACTTTATAGAATTTCTCACTTCGTTATTTAAAGAACCTGGCTTATATGAATTTGATGAAACATCATTTGCTTTTAATGAACAGGCACGCAAATTCAAAGAACAGGGTGAGGTTTACTGTATGGCTCCTTATATGAGCAAAGACTTCATCTCTTACTGGGATAATGAAAAAGAAAAATGTCGTAAAGGAGTAATATTTAAAAATGGAGACAAAACATGGTATCTACCACGTGACTACTACATGTGGCTTAACTTCCTTCCAATATATGATAAGGAGAAAAAGAACTTTGACTTCGCAGGTGTGCGTGATGCACAATATCACATGGCACTTTATGAGTGCCTCGCAGAATTAAACTATAAGCACTGCAGTATACTTAAGAAACGTCAGATAGCTTCCTCATATTATCATATGGGTAAGTTCATTAATCAGATATGGTTTGAACGAGGTGTAATACTTAAGTTAGGCGCATCACTTAAAGATTATATTGGCTTAGAAGGATCCTGGAAGTTTCTAGATGAGTATCGCGCATTCTTAAATTCTAAGACAGCATGGTATCGTCCTATGAATCCAGGTAAGGTACTTACATGGCAGCAAAAGATTGAAGTAACTGAAAATGGTCGTAAGCAAGAGAAAGGACTTAAAGGAATGCTTCAAGGTATGTCTTTTGAGCAATCTGACACAAAAGGCGTCGGTGGACCTTGTTCTTACTTCTTCTATGAAGAAGCAGGTATTGCTCCTACAATGAACAAAACCTTTGAATACTTACGACCTGCAATGCAATCAGGCAGTATAACTACAGGATTATTTATTGCTGCAGGATCTGTGGGTGATTTATCACAGTGTAAACCATTAGAGGATTTTACAATGAATCCAGACGCTAATGGTATGTATGGCGTAGAAACAGATCTTATAGATGAAACAGGAGTTAGAGGTAGAACAGCTCTTTTTATTCCTGAGCATTGGTCTATGCCTCCATATATTGATAAGTACGGTAATTCACTTATAAAAGAATCATTAGAAGCAATTGAGCTAATACGAGAAGAGTGGAAAAGAAATCTTTCACCTGAGATCTACAGATTACGTATATCTCAGCACCCTATCAATATAAAAGAAGCTTTTGCTTTTCGTGATGAATCAGTATTCCCACTTTTACTTATAGGAGCTCAAAAAAAACGTATTGAAGATAAAGAGTTTCCTTATGAGCATATTGAGCTGGAAAGGATGATGAATGGGGATATCAATGCCAAGCAATCAAGAAGGCTTCCAATTATGCAGTTTCCCGTAGATAAGAAGCTTGAAGATAAACGTGGAGTACTTATTGTATATGAAAGACCTGTTCCTGATTCTAAATGGGGTACATATTACGCATCTGTTGACCCTGTAGGTGAAGGTAAGACAACTACATCAGAATCGCTTTGCTCTATACATGTATACAAAAATCCTGTAGAGGTAACCAGAATTACAGATAGAGGAGTAGAAAATCTTGCAGAAGGAGATAAAA